GCACATAAGCCGCATCGGGGATCGGGCACATGATAATCTCGTACCGCGTCCACGTCGTTTGATCCATCGCCTTTGGCCGAATCGCCGCCATCGCCGGACGCAACGAAGCGGTGTACGCCGAAAGGAACGAGCGAACCTGATGCTCGGCCACAATCTCAATCGGGCGATAGAACAACGTCGCACCCGGCGCGTAGGTTATCGGCCCGTCAATCGACGAAAAGTCCGCCGGCAAGTCATACGTCGTCTGTGCCGCAATCGTCGTCAACGTCGCAATCGGGCGCAAGAACGTCCACTCGTAGCCGTACCGCTCGCCACGCAAGGGGGCAGGGGTGTAGAACTGCCGCAATCCGCTCTGGATCGCCATGTCCACACGCTGCCGCTCCTCAACGCTCCAAGTCGTCGGCACCCAGCCGATACCCAACTCATGCCCAACCCGCATCACAAGCTGGTCGTATGTGATGTCCAGGGTCGCCGCCTTCGCGTGCCCCAGCGGCCAAGCAACGTCCGCCGGCTTGTCTCGCGTGTCCGCCGCAATGCTCGCTGCCAACCGCTCTTGGAACCGGCCGCGAAACACTTCCGACGTGGGCTTCATCCGCGCTTCGGCCGCCGCCATGCACGAGGTTAGAATCGTCTCGGCATGCTCCACGCCACCTAGCGGGAACGGACGCAAGGCCGTCAGCCGCGGCGGGGTCGCCACATGCTGGTACACCACCTCATAGGCGCTGTCCGGCTTCGGGTAGAATGTCGCCTTCCATACTTGCCTTCCAAGCCCAAGGCTTGTCACCGGAATGATGGATACGTATTGGGGCGGTCCAGGCGCATTGTTGTCCGTGAATAAATCCAGCAGCAAATCCTGGCTCACCCGCCGGATATGCACCTGCTCGGCACCCGCCGAAAAGTGCATATCCTCAACCAACTCGCCCCCAAAATCGTCCGGCAACTGGTATTCGCTCGTGCCACTCAGCAGTGATACCGTGTCGGTTAGCGTCAGGAATGACCACCGATGCGACGGCTTTGCTGGCTTGTACGGCCCGGCAGGGTCTTGCGGCATCGACAGCGGAACCGGCTTGTAGAACTGCCTCAGCCCAGACTGAACCAGATCGTCCGCCACAAAGAACTGGTCCCGCGTCCAGCGGCTTGTATCCCAACCGTAGTCGAGGAACTGCCCCACATGCCGCAGCAAGTCGGGGTAGGTGATGTCCAGCGTGTCGGCCGGCTTCTCGCCCACCGGCCATGTGTCTTTCGTGACCTCCGCGGCCATCGTCGAGTCGAATTGCGCCGACGCGGCCAGCAGCACCATGAACCGCGCCCGATGCACGGATGACTTGTCGTTCGTCCGCTCCTCAGATACCGCAAGGCAGCTTGCCAGTAGGGTATCGGCATGTGCCGGCCCGCCCAGCGGATACGGATTGTTGGCCGATAGCATCGGCGGCAACACGTCGTATCGGTACAGCAGCGTGTACGCCTTGTCGGGCGTCGGGTACAGCAACACCTCCCACCGCTGGTTGCCCGCTCCCGTGCTGGCCTTGGGCCGAACGGCATAGTATTCCGGCCGCCCAGCTTCGCGGTTCCCCGCTTGCAAGCCGCGCAGGTGTTCCTCACTGATGGAAGTCAATGGGGCAGCCGTCGCACCATCCCTGAACGTGAACGACTTGGCCGCACCGCCGAAGTCCGCCGGCAGATCGTAAGAGAAGTCAGCCGTGCCGACCACCATCGTCGCTTGCGGCGAGAGGAACGACCACCGCACAATGGCAATCTTCGCTTCCGGGTTCTCCTTACTGAACCGCGTCCGGTTCATGGATTCCAGAAGTGCCACATCAAGCGGGGGCGGCCAATAGAATTGCCGCGTTCCAGATCGCACCATCTCGGCGGCATTGGCAGACTGTTCCGCCGTCCAGACCGTGGTATCGCGTCCGTACCCGAGATAAAAGCCCACCTCAACCAACAGTTGGGTGTAGCCAATCGACAAGTCGTAAGCTGGTCCGCCCGTTATGGTTGCTGTCATGCTATTTCACCACAATGGGCTTAGGCTGGCGTCAGCAAGGAACCGGAAACCACCCGCTCGACGCCATCCACTTTGACCTTGAACATGCCGGGCTCGTCGGCCGGGCCAACCAGTTCCGCATCGAGCGAATCCGGGCCGTCCTCGACGTACACCTCGGCGCCAGCGGGCAACGCCCCAATGTCCGGCTCAACGTCCGTGTCGGGCATATCGTCCTCAAGCACTTCGTCGGGGACGGACTCGGGGGCAATCGGAACGTCCAGCAGCTTCGCAGCCGGGGAAACCTCGTCGTCCGTCGCGCGGGGCGACTGGTCAACCGACAACCGAACCATGTCCGGCCGGCACTCGCGCACCATCGGGTCGTCGTCCAACCGCAAAGCCAGAATGCCATGCTCGACGAAGCCGATGAACTTGCCGGGCATCCACTGTCCCATGTACCGCGCCTCGACACGCACCGTGCCGTCTTGGGGGTACAGCGTCCAGTCGATCTTGCCTTGCGGTTGCTCGGCCTTCGCCTTGCCCATGCGCAGGCTTCTCAGCAGGGGGATCAGCAGCATCGGCCCCATATCGCCCGTTCCGCCAGTCCGGTGCCACATGGACTGCCAAATCTCGTACTCGGCTTCCAGGGCCGCCGGAATCTCATCGACACACAACAACTGCACAAGCACCGCTCGATCATTTTCGAGAATCATTACGCAACTCCTCCATGTCGAACACGTTACGTGGAAACAATCAGGTACTCCAAGTCCGCCGAACCTGTAATCGACACCGCATAGGGCGCATTCACCCCAAGGCGAAACGCCGCCACTTCTCCGGGAAGCAGGCTCACAATGTCAGCCGCACCCGTCTTGCCGATGGTAATGGTGTTGGTATCCGACCGATTGATGAACACCCCATACCCGGCGGCAGTCACGCCACCCATCGCCAACGCCTGCGGCGTCGTGATCGTGACGGTCTGTACCTGGTGGATGTAGTGCGTGCCGGCCACCGTAATCGAGAGCGACCCCACCGAGAGGGCCACCTGATTGCCGGCATTCGTGAACACCAAACTCGCGGAAATCGTGGCGGTGGACATCGTATTGCTCCCGGTTGATGATAGAAAACGAGGGGGCCGGGCTCGCATGGAGGAACGAGCCCAGCCGCCCATCGCGGCGCAACGTCCCCATTAAACGTCGCACCATTTCACGTCACGCCGCTACCCCGCTTGGTAGAAACCGGCCCAATCGTAGTCCACCGCACAAGCCGCCACAGTGCCGCCCGCGTTGTTGCGATGCAACAGCGCCGGGGCCATGTAGGTGGTCTTGTCGGGGAACACGGTGTTCGCCGTGTAGGTCGTCCCCGTGGCGTCCCACGAACCCAGAACGTCCGCGGCCAGCGTGCCGACCGCTTGGCCGTTCACGTAGACCGTAATCCGCTCGGAGAGCTTGGCCGCCGGGTCGTAGACGAACCCGATCTTGTAGAACGTCGCAGCGGTCAGCGTCTTGCTCCACGCCGTCGAGGCCGCGGTCTGCAAGGTCGTCGCGTTCTTCTGCAACGCGGCAACCGTTCCCGCGGCCGTGCCCGAACCGCGCTGCCAGACAAAGCTGAGCGTCTGCGCGTTCAGGTAGAAGCCCAGGAAGTTCGCCGTGCCGAGAGGCAACGCCGGGCTGGCCGCCGTCAGCAAGCCGGTGGCATTCGAGCCGCTGGTCAAGCCGTAGAAGCCCTGGTGGTCCAGAACCGCATCGGTCTTGATCTTGCACTCGAACAGCAACTTCTTGCCGGCGCCATCGTTGATGACCGCAGGGGTCGCCCCGCCGCCAGCAACCATGTACTGCTCGGAAGTCGTGGTGATCGGAGCCGAAGCCCGAATCACGCCGCCCGCCGTCGAGGCCACCGGGGCAATCGTGGTGCCCGAGAGGTTCGTGGTCAAGCACTGCCACGCACCCGCGTCCGACGCCACCAACGCCGTCACGGCATTGTTGTACGGAACGGCCGGGAACATGACGAAATCGTCGAAGAAGCCAAAGCCCTCATCGAGCCCGGTCGGGTTCATCTCGGTGCCGATCGCGCGCGCCCAAATCGCATTGGACGGGCCGCGGCCGCCTGCCGTGCCAGCATCGCCGGAAGTCCCGGTCCCCTTGCCGACATAGAGGGTGTACAACGCCTTCTGCCAAAGTGGAAACATGTCAAACTCCCTTGTTGATGTGATTGCCTAAGTGTCGTTCGGACACGGAAACATGAACTAGGCCACGTAGCCAACCCACAGAAGGCGGCGGTTGTAGGCAATCCAGTTCATCCAGTTGTCGATGTGAACCGTCCGGGTCGTGTGCTGACGCGCACCCTGGATCGGCGGGTTGAGACGCATGTTCGCGCCCTTCTTGATGATCGGCCGCAGGGTCCGCCAGTTGACGCCGTACAGCGGGTCGCTGGTGTCGTTCGCTTCGAGGTACGGCACCCACTTCACCGGAACGCCACCGATGGTCACGGTGCCGATGTACTTAGCCAAGTCGCTGCCCAAGTTGTCGTTCCGCGTCTCGGCAAGCCTCTCCAACGGCTCCATCACCCGGTAGGTGGTGTAGATGTTGTAGTCGCTCTTACCAAATCCCAACTCGGGATGCGGAACCGGCGCCACGAAGTTGGTGAAGGCCAGTGCCTTCTTGACCTTCTTCACGAGGTCGTCGGTAGTGGGCTGCGTGTAGTTGAACGACCAATTCCGCCAACGCGGGTAATCGGTGCTGCTCACGCCGGCACAACCAGCCGCGAAACCGCCGGGGTTGCCGCCCGTATGCCCGCCGGCCGGGGTCGTGCTGGACTTCTGAATCCAGAACGGGATACCGAACGGCTTGGCGTCCGTCGAACTGGTCGGGGCCGACCAGAACAGTTGCTCCATCAGTTCGGCCATGTCGCTTTCGGCGTCATGCTTCCGAATCTGGAGAATCTTGATGATCGTCTCGCGGTCGGACTGAAATTCCGGCTCATCCACGTCGTAGGAAAAGTTTGTGGTCTGTTTTGCCCACGGCACGCTGGCCGAGATCATCACGTCTTCGACCTTGGTGATGTCCTGGTCGAACAAGCCAGAAGTCCTGGCATTGCCGGTATTGCGAGTCTTGATGCGGAAGCTGATGGACGGGCCACCCTGTTCCACGACGGACTTGCTGGACAAGAGTTGCGCCGAGACGTATTCGGTGTATTCCAGCGCCAAATCCGTCCAGGACCCGCGCTTGAACTCGGGAAGCGTCAATGCCACGAAGTCATCGACGTTGTGGGGGAGAAGTGCCATGTGTTTTTCATCCTTGAAAAAAGTGTTGGCTAAACCGGGTCCACATCATGCGGACCACTAAAATCACTCGCTTGGCTTGCAGCCAAAGCACGTTGCTTTCTCCGCACCCAAGCCGCTCTCAGTTTTTCTCGCGTCGCCTCTGGACGTTTTCTTCCTCGATGCCACGCCGCTATTTTCTCAGTATGGGCTTGTGTTCTTGGATAGCCTCGATGTTTTTTGCCCTTATTTCCAGCAGAAATGCTTGCACAGTGGCGGGGAGACAGCTTCTTACCCAATCGACTCGCGCTCATCTTCGCGCGACTCTCGGGAGAGTTTTTCTTTCCCTTCTGTGCCAGACTCGATTTTCTGCGGGTGGCTTCTGAAACAACCCGCCCCTTCGCTGCTGCACTCTGCTTGGCTCTCGTTTCGTCCGATGTCTTTCGGCCAGTGCCCGAGGCCGACATCTTCTTCCGCGATTCAACGGAATGCTTGAATCCAGAACTCCCCTCGCCACCGAGAGTCACGTTGTATCCACGCGGAGTCTTCGTCCGCAAAGTGGCAATCATCACCCGTTCGACTCGCAGCAACTCCTTCTCGTCGCTGCTCTCAAACAGCACGCACCACTCAAAAGCCTCTTTCCCGTACTTCGCAATCGCTTGAACAAAAGGAACCTTAATGTCGCCCCGTATCGCCCCGCGTTCATGCTTGGACTTTCGCCGCGACAGTGTTCCAACCGTCTTGCCGACGTACCGCCGATTATTGACACGATTCCGCGCTAGGTACACAAAGCCCATCTACGCGCCGGCCTCCTCTTGCATTCGATTCCACGCCTTGACGATTTCAGGGCGATTGGCGATGTCCACCGCCTCGTCCACGTCACCGTCAGCACTCACTGGGGCCGCAATCGGCTTCGACCGCCCCGCCGCCGGCCGGCGTTTCGCACTCTGTTTCGCAACCTTCTCCTGATAAACCCGTCGCTCCTCAGCGGCAAGCTCCTCAGCGAAGGCAATCTTCTCCGCGCGCTTCAGGATCACCGACAGCGGCGTTCCTGGCGGCGACTTCGTTGCCAGCAGTTGCGCCGTATCGTGCAACTTCCGCCGGTTGTCGTCCGCCTCTTTGGTCAACGGGACAATCGTGCCCGCGTTGTCCAGTGTGCGGCCGTATCGCTTCTCATCCAACTGGTCCACCGCGTCGTGGTACGTCAGTAAGCGGTCGCGCTCGAACTCGGCGGCCGTCCGCTGCTGCGCTGCCTGCGCCTCAGCCCGCAACCGCACCACCTCGTCCGCCAACTGCTTGTGGGCCTTCACCAAGGCCACCGTCTGCTCGTCGTACCCCGCGTCGATGTACGCCTGGGGGTCGATGGCTGCCGGGTCGTCTGTCACTGTGTCAGCAACCGGGACAGCCTTGGGGGCCGCAACGACATCGGCGGGCTTCTGCCCCGCTTCCGCCAGAAGTTTCTTGTCAAAGAGCAACGTCGCCTTCCGAAACGCCTCGGCGTCGTCGAACTGCTTCACGTCGTTCTCATCCAGCCCGTAACTGCGGGCCAGACCCAGCACGTCGTCGTCCACCCACTCCGCATTGACCGCCGGCGGGGCAGCATCCTTGCCGCCCTCGGGGGCCGGTTGGCCCGCTGCATCCTGCCCGACTTCCGGGGTCAACTCGGCTTCCTTGCCACCCTCCACTGCCGCATCGGGGTCTTCGCCCCGCGCAATCGCAATCTCACGCTCCGTCAGCACCAATGGTTCCGCTTCGGGTTTTTCCGCCACGTCGCCCATGCTTTCCTCCGTGAAAACAGGCCCATTCCTCCATGCCGATCTATGACACAGTGTCATAAATCACGGCCTAATCAAAGCAACCCCAGCTTGCAGCTTTACTTATACCATAAATCCCCCCCTTTGTCAATAGCAATATGACACCATTTCAGGGATATTGTGTCATTTTCTCACTCGTCGGGCAGTTTTTGCCTTACCCATCCTCTCCGGTAGTCCCAATGTCCGCCCCGAACCTCGTCCTCGTCGTCAATCGAGCGGTCTAGGGCGTCTTCTTCCTCAACGTCGTCGGGGTGCGCCGCGGCCAGCATTCGGAAGCCTGCCGCAAGCCGTTCGCCGTAGGGCATTTCACGCGACATGGCCAGCCCTCCCCACCAATTCAGTCGCCCGGTCGAAATCCTCCTGCGTCAATCGGAAGTTCGACCGCGTACTCTTGTCAAACATGCCGCGGTGGCGCATGTATCTCTGGTACTCCTTGCGACTTCGGCATTTCACTTGCCGAAACGTCGGTTCCGTGGGGTCTTGTGTGAACTCAATCCCCGTGAAACCGTGCTTTACCCTATCGGCCTCGAAGTCCGGCAGCGCCGCCTCTGTAAAACCCATCGCATCCGAGACATATTCGCGGTCGGCCCGCTCCGGCGCGGGAGTTTTGCCCGGCCGTCCGTCACGATCAGCCTCCAAATGCAGACAGCGCCGCGCAGAAACACCATCCGGCAGCGTGATGTACCCCGCCCGCTGGTCAATCATCACCGACCACGGCACCTCCACTAATTCCTCGTTATCGTCCCTTCGGTAGATATAGGTTTTCTCGCCCACGGTAGTCTCCATGCTAACTTGCCATTGACATTGCTTGGTCCGGGTTCGTCTGCCCGGCCTTCGCCATAGACGCCATCTGCTGATTCACCAGCTTGCCGGCCGACATTTGCCCGCTTGACGGCGCATCCTGCCTGATGTACTTGCGCGTCGTGTTCGGCGGCATCTGTGGCTGTTCTACACCGCCACCTTGCGGTTCTCCCTGCTGTTGCGGGGCGGAAAACGTCACCACGTCGGCAAACTGAGGCAGATTCAGCCCCTCGGCGTGGATGCTCGCCAGCTTTTGCCAGTTGATTTGCCCGCCCTGAGCCGCAAGCGACTGCTGCGCCGGAAGGTAAATCGTCGAGAGCAGCGTGTTGATCGCCGCAACCTTCTGGGCCGGGGCCTGGTATTGCATCGAAAAAACGTCGATGTCCAGATCGTAGTCGTGAAACTCGCCCATCCGATGCTCGGGCGTCCACGTCGAATCAATCGACGCCCCGGGAACGCCGGGAATAGACATCCGGCCCGGCAACACCTTGGCAACGTCGTGCCAGAGCATGAAAGCCAGATTCCGCACCAGCCCGCGGGTCGCGTCCATGCACCGCATGCGCATCTGGGCGTCTTTCTTGCTCACCGAACCCGCGATAAGCTGCTCCTGCCCGAGCGTATCGGCTTGCGAGCCAAGCCCCAGCATGGCTGGAAGGTTGCCCGCCATCCGGTCGAACAGGTCAACCGTGTGCATCATAAACGCCTGATTGCCAGCATCAACGCCGCCCATCTTGACGAGGCCGACTTCTTTCGTGTCATCCACCTCTACCCAGTCGCCATCGCTGGACTTTTGCAGCTTCTTCGCACCCTCGGCGCCCGCCGGGGTGTACGTATGCACGTCCTTTTGGCGCCGGGCCTGCCTCCCCTGCTTGCGTATCAGGTTGTTGGCCAACCGCGCCAAACTCGACAGATGCGCCGCCGGCGAAGTCGGCATGATGTTCTCGGGCACCTCGTCGAAGCTCAGAATGTGGTACGGCCCCTGTTCCGGCCCGTCCCAATCCAGCACCGCCACCGGCGCCAGCTTCCCCTGGAACCGTGCCGTGGGGTCCATCACAAAGGTCCAAATCTTCCCGCCACGCGAGTCCCAAATGTCCATCAGGTCGATCATCGGCTCCACGTCGTCCGCGTCGCCCTGATAGCCCTTCGAGAGCATTTCTACCCGCTCGCCCCAGCCCATAAAGCTCATCCGGTTGGTCGGCGCCAAGTCCGCGACCACCTTCTTGTCGAACTGGTTGCCGCTCAATTCCTCGAACGGAAGCCGGTAGCAGTCGGCCGCGTACCGCACCTGGTCCCACCGCGTTGCGCTCATGTCGTACACGAAGTCGTCCAGCCCCACGTTCGACGCGAACGGGCTCCCCGGATCAATCCAGTCCCCGCCGTCCCAAAGCTCCACCTCACCGGCATCGGCCATGTGGGTCTTCATAATCCCCACGCAGAAAAACGCATCGCGCACCCACTTCCGCAGCTTCTCCTCAAGCCGAATCTCTTGCAGCAAGTTGTTGATCGCAATGGCGAAATGGTTGGCAAAGTAGCGCATCTCAGGGCGGGAAGTCTCGACCATCGCCTTCGGCCGGTTCGCCGCCAGGGACATCGTGTAGGCGTCCACCGCCTGATTCATCAGGTTCATCATCGTCTCGGGCCGGTCCCCGCGGTTCGGATACCCATAGGCCGACCCCGCGTATTCCTCGACAAGATTGCGATTCAGAACGCGAAACGGCTCCAACTTCGTCCACGATAGAGCCATCGCCTTAAACAGCCGTGTCCGCGATTCTTCTTTGTGAAGTTCCATAATCACAACCTTCCTTTGTTATTTCATGCCGCCCGCACAAAATCCGATGTATCGCGGTCGTCCCATCCATCCGGTTCCGCTTGCGAGTCCTCATACTGCTTCTGACGCCACTCCATCGTGTTCGGCGGGGGATTCTTCATGGCCTCGATATTGGGGTCCGCCTGCACCTCGCGCAGCAACGGTCTATCACGCATCCCCATGATAGCCACGCCAAACGCTATCGCCCTATCACCGTGCGCCCGGCCAGCAGCCGCCGACTCGCCAGAGGAAGTCTTGCTGTTCAGCACATGCTCAATCAGAGGGCCAATGCGAATGTACTGCCCCAACTCTTTGGCGAGCATGTCACTCCGCACCGTCACTTCCCCCGATCGCACGCTCTGCCCAATTGCATCAAACATGACTTCTTTTGTCGCGGCGCTGGTGTGCCAGCCCATTTCCTTCGTCTTGTGCCGACCGCGCCGCGTCATCAACTGCCGCATGTAAATGTTGCTGTACCGCCACTTCTTCACGATATTGGCGACACCAGTACCCGGCCCGTCCATTTCCCAGATGAAATAGGCATTGTGGAACCACTTGCAGATCGACAGGCACGCCTCAGTAAAGTCCACCGTGGGCATCGTGTTGACCGCGAACTCAAGCACCTGTTCCCCCGTGAGAACATTCAGCACAACCGCGGCGGAATTGGATGTCCACGAGCCACCCTGCCCCGTGGAAAAGTCGGCCCCCAGCACATAACTCCCATGCGGCGGATTGCCTTGCGCATCCAATGCCGTCCACAGCAAACACTGACCGCGACTCTCCACGTCGAACGCCGGCTTGAGCGTTTCCTTGTGGTAGTCCATGATCCCGCGAATGAATGGCTTGCGAACGCCCTCCTCGGCCTTGGCGAAGAAGTCGCTGCCAAATATCTTCCGCTTCGTCCCGCCGTAGGAAATATCTTGTTCCTGGGCAATCGAGAACGGAGTAGCGCCCGGCCGGTCGCACTCATGGTCGTACCACGGAGAACGATCCACCCCCTCAAGCGTGAAGCCCTTGATCCTCAGCCGAGAGAACCGATCGCGCGAGGATTCCGCATACCCGTCCGGCAGAGGGTTGTTTTTGGGGTCGGCCGCCACGCAATTCCCGCCCACGTACCGATACATGCCCCGGTTCTTTGTGATGTTGTCCTGCCATCGAAGTTGGACCCGCACCACCGAGCTAGGATTATGCACGATGTCGTAGTACGCCCCCGAATCGCCCAGCGGCGTAGACACCACAAACCGGCTATTCGTCACGGCTTGCGTCGAAGCCATCGCCGCATGGTCGTCACCACGGGGGAACTTGGACAACTCATCCATCAGGAACCACTTCGTTCTCGCACCAGAACCCACCTCTGATGTCGCCGGATACCCCGTCAGCGTCGAGCCGTTGCGGTAGTTGACGAACGTATGGTCTTGCAGATTGCGCTTCCAGTCCTTTTCCTTCTCGCCGCCCATCCACACCGGCAGCTTTTTCAACGCCCAGTCGAACTTCCACAGCAACGCCGCCGGGTCAATCGACGAATCCACCGCCGTCTCGTTGCGCGACACAAACCCGATAATCGACATGGGGTCGAATATCCAGTCATGCAACGCCATGAACACCGCAATCCAGCTTGCACCCTCGCCGCGGGACTTCTCGACTACAATGTCCTCGTACCCCAGCTTCTCACGGATGGTACGGATTACCGGCACCTGATGCGGCCACGGGATGAACGGGATAATCGACGGCTGCTTCACCCCGCCGATCATCTTGGGACGCGGCTCGCACAGAAAGCACCAAGCCGCCAGAAAGAACAGCACGTCCTGCTTGCACGCCTCAAGACACGCCCGCTGGAATTGAGCATCCTCCTGGGCGCGACGGCGCAACGTCAGACGGTACGCCAAGTTCTGGCGCACTTCCAACGGCACAAGCTGAAAGAAATCGGCCATCCTTGGCCCCTCGGCTACTTCTTGTATGTGCCCTCGACTCCGCGAACCACGCGGTCTTTCGTGCGGTTGTGTAAAAACTGCAACGCCCACAAGACATGCTGCATCGCCGCGAAGTTCTCCGGCGTAGCATACTCCCCCTCGTTGAATCCCACCAGCCGGTCAAGCACCACCGCCAGCAGCGACTCGTTGCTCACGCCATTCACGCCGCCCTCTTGAATCGGGCCGTTTTGGAACCGTATATGGCACTCTCCACGATCCAACCCGGAATCCCAGTTGATGGAATAGTCGTGACACGCCCCGCCGCTTCCAGGCTTGTCCATGACATCGACCGACAATTCCTCGTTCAACCCACCAACCCCAACAACCTTATGGTACGTCAACTCTCGCAGCATCGAACACCTCCACGTGAAAGGTTAAACGCTCACCGCCCGCAACAACGCCTCCACCTCCGCAATACCCATGTCCGGCTCAACCCGTGTCGCCTCGGCCTGCTCCTTCTGCTTCTTCCGCTCGGCCATCAGCGCGTCAAAGAACTTGTTCGGCCGGTTCACCCAACTTTGCAACTCGTGGAACGCGGCCCGCGACGGGCATATCCCATGCGGCGGGGTAACGTCATCCTTGCCCAGCTTGATCTCCTGCTCGCCACCGCCTTGCTGCGCCAGCCGCATCATCGCCGGGTGAGCCCGTATCCAGTCCAACTCTACCGCCACCGTCGCCTTGTCCGGTAGTCGCCTCAGTACCCGCTCCAAGTCTTTCGTTTCCTTGGGCAGATTCCACATCGACTTAGGCAACTGCTTGGCGGCAGTCGGCCCCTTCGGACGCACACGCGGCTGCTGCGGGCCAGGCGGCCTGCCACGGCCACGCTTCACCACAACCACCGCCTGCAGCGGATCATCTGTCACTGTGTCAGATATTGGGATTGACAAACTCATGCCCGTAGTATAAACTAAACGCTGCTGTTTGTCAATAGCAATCTGACACTATTTCACTGACACCGGGAAACGCCACTCATGGACTGGCTCGCTGGACTCCTCGAACTCGCCGGCGTCTGGCAAGTTGGAAACAAAAACCGTACAGGATTTGTAATCTGCCTCGCCTGCAACATCCTCTGGATCGCCGTCGCCTTCCACCGTCAAGTCTACGGCCTCGTTCCAGTTTCTATAGCCATGTTCTTCGTGAATATCAGAAACTTTCGCAAATGGGGACGGGAAAACTAACGGGCATAACCGCAATCTGCGGTTTTGCTATCCTCGTTAGCGCCATAGACTTACGCCAAACCGCCAATCAAAGCCTTCACCGAATCCGCCCGCTTCACCACACGTTGAAACCGCCTAATCGAATAAACGCATAAGAAAACACGGCGAAAACTCAACTGGGCAACTTTTACCCACCCGTAAACTGCACGGTGACAAAGACTTAGGGAGAATCGCAAATCATGGATGCTATCTGCTTCTGGCTGTTCATCATCGCTCTGCCGCTCTGGTTCGGTTCGTGGGCCGACCCGAACCTGCGCCACATCTCAAGTGAACTGCGGGCCATTCGGGAAGCTCTCGAACGACGGAATGCGTGACACCGACTTGGGCCATCGTACTGCACTTATCTTGCCCAGTCGGACAGAATCGCTACTCATCCGGGATGATTCACTACGCCGTGAACGCTTCGCCAATTCTGATTCCGATACCACCCAAAGGTGGCAGCTATGCTTAACTGCAATCGGCTACAGAACTTACTGCAATCCGCAGTCTTATCCAGCCCGTGAAGGGATGCCATTTCGCTGGATAGGCAGAGGGGTATAAACTCTGCCACCGCGTCACACAATCTACCACCTTCGGCGGGGTGGCTAGAACGGGCAAGATTTCGTTTTTTTGGGATTTTCGTTTTGTGAGCTTAGCAATGACGAGGGTAATTAGTGTCAGCAAGCAGAGCGGGCCGCGGGCGCGGTTCAGCCTCAGTCGGCAAAGGGGGGCCCCAATCTCTTGCCCTGCCCTTTGCCCTCGATTCGCTCGCAATCTTACCCAAACTGCCAGAAAACTGGGCTAATCCTATGAGAATGGCCTAGTTCTGCCCTTATTGGCAGCTTGCCCTGCGTTATCTGTTAAGATAGGATATGTCGTCATGTTCCGACATGTCGAGCCTTCCAGACTGACGAAATGCCGCCCTGCCTCATCGTCGGGTGACATGATTACAATGTTAATCACATCGCTTACCATTGTCGGATAGCGTCGCGTCTACGGCTGGGGCTTCGCCCCGCATCGCTCGCCCGCCATGCTCGCACCCTGCCCCCGCACCTTCGAGCCCTCTCGCTTGTCGTCCCTTCCCTTTCGAGCAGCTTCGAGGCGGGTCGGCGCAGCAGCCCGAACCCGGCCGACCGCTCGTACCATATACAACTGTCGCCACGCCGCGGCAGATCGTCCGCCGGCGACGCCCCCGCCCTCGTGCCGATCACCCTGCACGCCTTGCCGGCTTCGCCTCTCTCCCACTAGGGATGACGAGCCTTTGGGGCAGTACGGCGCAGCACGCCCGACGCAACCCCCATTAGCAGTAGTTTCCTGCCAATTACCCCCGAAACACCCAAAACCCCACCATTGGCAACGCTCTACGGCGCTCGCCAGTGCGTCCGAGCCGCCCCTGACGTATCAGAACACCCTGGCCGCGCGCCCCCTCTCAGTTGGACCACGCCGACGCCTGCCGCCTCATCCTGGCCGATGGGTTGGGCGCCGAGATCGCGCCATCTCTGACACAGTGTCCCCCACCTATGAGGAAACTTCCCAAAATCTTTGCGGATTGTCGATTTCGGGGCTACTTCCCCTTGACCTTTATCTCGCACAGTGCGATACTTACTGACGGAGTGACAGTTACACCATCTCACACAAAGGACCGAATGACCATGACCCGCAAGCCAATCGACCGGATGACCCTGATACACTGGTACACGCAAATTGCCGACGAGTACGCCGCATGGCTGAAGGCCAATACCGAACATCGCCCGGAGATCATCGAGGCATATCGAGCCGGCGTATTGGCCGGATGCCGCAACCTTATTGCCACCCTCACACTGCACGATCACCTTGCAGTAATGGACAGCTAATCATGATCCGCCAATACTACCCCCAACGCTTCCGCCAGAATCACCCTTGTGGCCGTCCAGTCGGGACGATCACCGTGGGCACCATTGCCTACATCCAAGATCGCCTTGGACGGTTCGACCGGCCGGTATGCCGCAACCCTTGGATTGTTGAGGCATGGCTACCGCGCGAGTACGCCGTTTGCGGAGGCCCGAACACCTTTTGCCGTGGTGGACACTTGGCCGTGGTCCGCTCGCTTCGAGACGGCCGCCGCCAACTGGTTGCTGACCACTACCTTCTGTGTGCCGACGATCTTGGATTGACCTATTGACTATTTCCTCTCACCCTGCGATACTGACACAGTGACCCATACACCACATCAGAAAAGAAGGAGCCCGAATCATGCCAGCACCCAAACAACACCGACGCATGGGAGTTGCCTACTTCACGCCGACCGGCGCCTGGCGCATTGACCGATTCATCGACGAGGAGGTTATTTGCGAGACGCTACAGCAGTACCACGGGTTCTGTTTCAACCCGCAACTGCCAGACCTTCTCGCCGTCCGTGACCGCCTGTTCCGCCTGATGCTCAACGCCGGCATCGAACCCGCTCAGCAACACCCCCGCAACGCCAAGTAGGAAAGGACCGCTCGCCATGACCGCCACCCAAGCAAAAGCATTAGAGCGGTACTACACCGCCCACCAGGCCGAACGCCTCGCCCAAGATAAAGCCGCTCGCCTGCGCGAGAAAGCCAACAAGATCGGCAAGGGCGCTATTGAGGTGGGCGCGCTCGAATGGCTGGGCTCATCGTCCTTTCTGTGCGGCAAACGACACTGGTACTACGTCCCCCTTTCCTACTTCTTCGCCCCCGGAGTCCGCGAGCGGGTGGGCGTTTGCCACCATTCGGGCCGCACCATCGTTTATTGTGTTCCCGCCGGCAAGGCCGGAAACCGCATCGGATACATCGAACAATACAAGCCAGAGTAGCACCAGCCCCCGGCCGTGCCCGAGAAACACGACCGGAGCCCGGTTTTACCCTCAACACCCTAACGAAGGAGCCCCCGATTA